CACTACCACTACCACCACCACCACCACCACCACCACCTACTAATTCAGCAATGCAATAAAGCATATTAGTATTAGGGGTGTAAGTTCCGCTTGTCGTGAAAATTTGCCTGCGAATTACAAGCCCAGATGCAACCGAACTGGATAGTTGAAATTTCGCACCGTCGTAATGAATATAATAAAAAATTCCAGAAACAATCTCCCCCCCCGTTAATGCAGTTAATGAAGTGCCCAATAATTTTTCAAGTGCAATTGCACCAGCTCCATTTACATTTACCGTAACAGAGCCTGTATTGCTAGATGTAGCTTTAAACTTCACCCTTAATCCGTCAACCAAAGCCGAAGCTGGTGATGTTGTTAATGTTATGGCGTTTGCAGTACCGCCAACGGTTGCAAGCGAAAAAACTTCATTTTGATAATCTTTATAATTAACTAGCGGAATACCACCAATAGTTGAACCGTCACCAATAACTAATCTTTTATTAGTTGTGTCAACAATAGGTTCTGCCAATACAGGGGTTGCAGCTGCAACTTCCGCATTAGTTCCACGCCTTAATTTTAATTCAGTGCTACTCATATTGACCCATAATCTAAATTTACTGCTGGCGGGGTATCCGTTATCAATCCGTAATCTAAATTAGCAGTAGGAGCGGAAGTTATCAACTCGTAATCGTAACTAGTACCAACCCCGCTCGAAGCTGTTGCAATAGCGTTATAAATATATGACCAGTTGCTTTTAGAACCTATAACATTAATCGCCCTAATTCGCAAGTCATAATTAATATTTATGGCAGTACTCAATACATCACTTGATGTAATTTCTCCGTCCACAAAAAAGCTAGGTCGCCATGCCGTATCGGAAGAAATCTTAAACTGTATTTCATATTGACCGCCACTTTGCACGAAAGCATTGCTTGAGGGCCGCCAATTCAAAACTAAATTATAAATACTATCGCTGCCAGTTGTGGTAACGATGCGAGAGCTATAGCTTAAAGATTGCGGAACTGGGACGATAAACGGGTTGGGAAGGTTAGTATCAGGTGCAGATGCAAACGCTTCCGCATCACTTGCCGACCAATTATAAGAATTTGAATTTTCTTCTTTAAGTGTCAAAACAACACCTTGTTTTAATTCAAAAGTAATTCCTGTAATTCTAAATACTTTTTCACTCCAGCCCCTAGCCGTATTATTCACTTTTACGGTGTCCCACACGCTATATCGTAAAGCCTTATAATTACAGGGCATTACAACCGTTATTTGTTCGCGTGATTTTCTTAAAACAGTTTTAGCAATTCGCTGTGCTGCCTCATTATCTATCGTGTATGGCAGTTTAATTTCAGTATAAATTCGTTCATTATTATCTTGTGCTTCATAAGTTGAACTGACAACTTCGTTAAAAGATGCACTTTGCCAATCTTGTGAAGGTTCTATGTATAAACCCTTAACAGCATTAAATAAATTTGTGCGTGAAACTCTATTTTGAGATTTTATTGCACCAGCTAAATAACTTTCGTCTAAAACCGCACTTTCAGGCGTGTCATATCCACCCGCATATATTCTAAATTTACCCTCCGAGTTAGTCATAATTCCCAAAGATGCAGAAAATAAATCATCAATAGTATTGATAACTTCCCTGTTAGTATCAACTATACCATTTATAGTATAACGCTTCATTGTACTGGCGTCTAATTTCGTTATGCTTTCGTCACATAAATTAGCGGCAGCAATTGTATAATTATCGTCTATTTCAGTTGCTAAAGCCCCGAAGCCAAAAGGCACATTTGAAATATCACGCGAATATAAATAATCCCTTTGGCATAAAGCAGCATTATCCGACCAACCCGTTAAAAGCGTTCGCGGGTCGTAAACTTTTTTACCCTTCAAAACCACATTTAAGGTTGGCACTCCACTTTGAAAAATCTCGCTATTATATTGAATACGCATGTAAGTATAGCACAACCCACGCAAGCGGTGGTTATCAGTCCAGTTACTAACTTCACTCACTAAAAAGCTATCAGCAACTTGCGTATCATTCCCTAAATGTTGTTTTAATCTGATATATTTTTTACTATCCTTAACAAAAGGAGCTTCATTTACAAAACCGCTAGCGTCTAAAGTTATTAAATTATTGTCTATGTAAATCTCTTCAAAAGAATTACATTCATGGCAAGCATGAATTATTATCAGATGTAAAAATAAATTATCACCGCTTTGAGAAATTCCGTCACTATCTTGGGCGGAGTTTGTTGTTTCAACATAAGCTAAAGTTCCACCGATGCGAGCTTTTCCGTAAATTATTTTACCTGTGTCATCACTGGAACGAATAACACCTTTAAGACCGCTATTAGTTTCTAAAGCGATGCTATCAGTTTTACCACCCTTGCCACCGACTAAACTTCCACCTATTGAATTAATTCCGAAACTTACAAGCCCGCCAATTACTGCACCTAAAGCAACATCAAAAGCAACTGCCGCACCAATAGAACCCAAAATGCCAGCACCAAACAAAGCCCCACCAATAGCAAGTCCACCGATAGCAGCACTTGCATAAGAACCAGCAATAGCAGCGGCAATGATAATTGCAGGAGGCATTATTCAACCCTCCATGCTTTTTTATTTAACAAGGTAGGTATAAAAATCAATCCGCTTTCGTTTAGAAAAATACTCTTAACACCCAGGCAAATCCCTAAAGCGTTTTGTTGTGTTGCTATAATATCACCTCGCCTTGCCATGCGTTTATTAATAGGTGATAAAACGCTATCAACTAAATCTAAATGCGTGTCAAAACCTAATTCAGCTAAGTAGTTTTCAGCTTCTAAAGCATCACTATATTTATTCAAATTCAGATTGTAAAAATCCTGCCCAGTGCTTAACAAAACCCACTTTGCAGCGAATAAACAGCAATCATTTTCACCCCAAGAAAAAACATGATTTTCTTGAGTGTAAGTATCTAAAATTTCATTCCAATTTTCAAACACTTTTACGCCCCCAAAAAATCTCTTTATTGGCAGCCTGCGAAACAAACTCTAACCCTAAATCATTGGGAAAGCGTGCTTGCTGTGCTATGTTATTATACCTTCTTATTTGCGGTCGCTGCCAAGCACTCATAACATTTTCAACCGTTAAAGTAATAGAAAGCGTGTCGCCTTCTTCAATGGCGGTTGTGTCCATTCGTCCCTTGTCTAAAAGATAAGGATTTGATACCAAAACGCCAGTTACTTTGTCTAAAAATCCAATATATAAATTGGCAGCCCGCCCTTGGTATTGTTCACCCAAAACAACTGATATTAAATCATTAGGTAAACCTGTTAAAGTATAGGTAACAGTTTTCCTACCAAGCTCTCCAGTTTCTTCAATGGCACTAATTCCACCTAAAACACCAACCCCAAGCCAATCGTAACCATTCCATGTAATCGTTCCGATTAAATTGTGACAACGAATAAAACCGCTTGAAAAATCTGCTTCAAAAAATAAAACAGGGTAAACTGTATCATCTATTACAGCATTTAAATTGGCAGTTGCAAGGCTTCTAGACATTAAAAAACCTCCATTGCGTCAAATGTTTTAGGTGAATAAATCCCGTTTTTATCACACTCCCACTGTGTCATTGTGTCACTGGTTAATATCATTCTGCACATAGACGGATTAAAAGTAATAGCAGCATTATCCGCTGGTGAATTTCGCAACATAGGCTTAAATGATAAAGTAACTTCACCACTTCCGTTTGAGTTTGCGTTAGCCGTAATTTGTTTTAATTCGCCATTGACCGTAAAATAATCACCAGCCATTGCATAATTAGTTATATTATTAGGGCAGCCGTCAATTAACAATGAACTTCCTGTTTGTGAAGCCCCCTTTACTAAGGGAGTTCCGCCCCATGAACCTAAATTATATTTACAATCCACATCATAACCGTAAAAATCATTTGTCATTCCGTCCAATTGCAAAAAAAACGCACGCCAATTAATCCACTGCAAACGATTTAATGCGGGTAAACTATAGCTCGCACGCCACCTTGAACCACCAAGATTTAATCTTTGAATGTTACGATTAATTGGACTTGTAAAAGTTTGAGTGTTAGTTTCTAAATAAAAACTTGCACTTGTAAATTTATTTGACGGCATTGAAATTGTCATCTTATCCCCACAACTTGAGAAGCCGAACCGCCTCTTTGAATACTACTAAAAACCGCATCATGTGCAGCCTTTGCAATTCGCGGTGCAGCGTCTTTAATATGTGCAGTTATTAAAGAAGGCACATCGTTTGATATTTGAAAATTTTGTACAACTGTTACACCATTTGCACCATTCCCACCCCTTATTTGATTGGCTTGTGAAGCTGGTATAATCATTTCCCCCTTATGAACCTGTGCAATCATATCTGAAGGTAAATTATAAGCACCAACCGCAAAAGAAGGCAATATTGAGCTTAATAAACCACTACCGCCTTGACCATTGCCAATTAAAGCAGTCGATAAAGGGTCGGTTATTGACCGCTGTATTATGGTTTTAGCTATTTGTTTAGCGAAGTTTTTCGCAGCATCACTTGCATTGTTAAAATCAATAATTGCACTTGCTAAACCGTCACTTAAAGCAGTTCGCATTTCTTCCGCACGCCTTGCAGCCTCATATTGTGCTTCCGCAATAGCATAATTGCTTTCAGCAACCAATCTATTTTTATCAGCTAATTGTTCAGCATTTTTAATCCCTGCTTTCTGTGCTAAGTCCAAAGTGCGATAATAAACCGCCATACCTTCCTGTTGTTGCGGAGTTAATGATTGAATTTTATATTGTCTTTCAAGACTTAAATTATATTCGTCAAGTGATTTTTTTGCGTTATCTAATTCTTTCTGTTTATTATTTGCTGATTTATCACCTTTAACTTCTGGCGTGAATTTAGTAGCAACTATCGTATTTTCAGCAGCAGGCGGATTAATTTCCTTTAATGCGGAATTAACCTCATGTAATTGCGTTTTGAGTTCCGCCACCCGACTAATAGCAGTTTCGGTTTGAGCTTCTAAAGATGTAAATAATATTCCATCAGCAAAAGAGGGTTGTTTGGTTGCTAAATTATCAAGATTAGCTTGCTCTTTTTTTAATCTTTCCGTTAAATCCAATTTCTTACTACCTAATTCGGCATTGCCTAAACTGGTTAAATTCCCCTTTAATCGCTCTATAGAATTATTAATATCATTAATAATATTATAAGCTGTGACAAAAGCACCCTGAGCAACTCTTTGAATTACAGCCCCCGCCGTATCCCATTTATCCGCAAAATCCGCCATGCGTTCAGTGTCTTCAGATGTGATAACTAAACCAAGCCTCTCGGCTTCGGCAATAGCGTTTCTAATACCTTCCGCGCCTTGATTAAAAAGCGGTGCTAAATCAGCTCCCGACCTTCCGAATATATCCATTAAGACTTTAGTTCGCTGTGACACAGTGCCAAGTCCTGCCACTTTATCCGCAATTTGCGTGAATTGCTCAATTGTACTTAGGTTTTGAAAATCCTTTATTGAAATTCCAATTTGTTCAAATGCTTTCGGCGTGTCAATAAGGTTGTTATTCATAAACCTGAAAGCATTGGCTAGATTGCCAATTTCAACACCATTTTGCTTTGCGTAAAGTTGCAAACTAGACAAAGTTTCAACTGAAACACCCGTCTTGGTTGCCATTTCGTCTAGGGCGTCACCTGCTTGAATTGCGGAAAAAACCAAGTTTGAAAATCCGATACCCGCAACCAAAGGAATTAAACCCTTAAAAGCACCCGATAATCTATTTAAGTTTGATGACATGGCATTTGAACTTGACTGAACCGCAGCCGTTGCCTTAGTCAACTCCGACTTAAAACCAGCTGCATCAGCTTTTATCGTTACAACTAATTCGTCAAGACTTGCCATGTTTTTTTATCATTTCTTTTAATTCAGCAATATCATCATCATGTAAATTACTTGGTTTTTTAATTCCCTTAGAAATTGCGTAACCTTCATAGGCGTCTGCTACTTCCCAAGTTGTTGCACCCCAAAAATCAGAAGGCGACCACCTCAAAACACCTAAACAGAATTGCCTGTATTCTTGCCATGCGAAACTAGGGTATTTTTCAACCCTGTTATCAACTCCCCCAACTTGCTTGCTACCTCCGCACGCTCACTAGGTTTTGAAATACAAATGCGAATAAATAAAAACACTTGTAAGCACAAATTAACATAATTATCACTTGCAATTCCTAATTCCATTATTTCATTTTGAATTTCTGATAATGGTTTATTTTTACCAGTTGACTTTATTAAAACAAAAATAATATTAGAAATTTCATTTAGTTTATAATTATAGCCTTTTTGTGCAATTTCAATAATACCAGTTTTTAAGCTATTTTCTATTGCTTCCAATAAATTAAAAGTGCCCTCAAACTGGTATAATTCATCACCTAGCAATAATTCACCTTTCGGCTTTTGCGGCTCATACATTATTTCAACCTTATTGCCATAACATTAAGACCAGTAATTACATCAATGGTATAATTAACCCTGCCGTTACTATCGTTAAATCTATCAACTGGAAAAACACCAATAAAAGTATGACCGTTATTCGTACCACTTCCAACTAAGGTAACGACTGTATCAGGTACAACAATATCACCGAAACCTTGTTTATTTGTGTCATTTGCAGCAATAGTTAAAGTGCGTGCCGATGCGTTTGTGTTTTGAAAAAATAAAATCACATTCCCGCTATTATCAAAATTATCAGAAATAGACGCCGCCTGTAAAGCAGCATTCAGTCCTGTAAAGCCTAATTCTCTAATTGTTAAAGTTGCCATATTATATCCTTGTAAATGTTGTTGAACCACTTGATTTTAATGAAGCCGTGAAAGTAACAGCTCCTTGTTCTTCACCAGTTTCAACATAATTTTCAATGAAAAAACTACCTGCTAATTTATCAGCATTTTGACCAAATAATTGAAACGGATTAATAGTACCAGCAATTGAATAACCTTTAAAAATTTTAAAAGTAGCCTCATCACCAACAATTCCGTCAATATCAATATCAATTGATTGCGTGCCAGAACTTTCAAGTAATTCACGCCAGCCCCCACTATCTTTATTTGTAATATCCACTAAACCGTTATTAAGTGTCATTTTAGCCACCTTAACGCCTGCTACCGTGCCACCCGTTCCGTCAAGTGCTAACTTTAGAACGAATAACCTTCCTTTTTGTTTTGCCATTTTATTTTACTCCATTAAAATTGCACGAAGCCTTATGACACCGTGATAAAATCTATCGCTATTATTAATATTTTCCTGAAAACTCTCTTGGAACTCAACTCTTAACATTAATAAGTTATACTGTGTTAATGTAACAGAATTTTCTTGATTATGCAAGGCAGTATAAACACTTGATAAAATATCTTTTACGCTTTTGCGACCGTTTTTAGCATAATCCCACGCATGAATTGTTAAAGTACACTCAACACCTTTGTCTGTTTTAGTGTCAAAATCAATCGCAGTATCATCACCAATCACAACATAAGGAGCAGCAACGCTTTGTGGTACAAAGTCATAAATAGGAATAGTGGTTATTTGTGATTTTAACCTATTGAAAATTCCAACCTGCAAGACATTCAAATTCATTTTATAGCACCCCTTACAGTACTTTTCAACAAATCAGTAATTTTGTTTTTTGATTTTTCAAAAGCAGGAAACATAAAAGGGCGGGCTTCCATATTTTTAGTGCCAAACTCAAGGCTTTTAGCATAATTTACAACGCCCTTACCCGCGATAATATTAACTTCTGCACCTTGTTTTAACTCCGTATTAATGCTATTTAACAACCTACCCGTATCATTTGCGGGTGATTGACCTGATGCTGACGCTTGATGCGTTATATTGCCTCTTTTATAAACATTGCCAGTTTTACCGCCTTCAGTAATGGATTTTTTTGCGGTAGTTTCAACTAATAATCCGCCCTTATAAACAGCCTTTCGCAATTCGCTTTCAATAGCATTTTTAATAACGCTAGAAGCATTTACGATTTTATCTAACCCAGAAATATCAAAAGTAAAATTCATTGCGTTAAACACTTTAATTTTAAGATAGTATTATCGTAATTTTCGTTTATAACTTCTTTAATATCAAATATAACATCATTATAAATCAATCTATTAGTAACAGTTACATCATTTCTATATCGCATTGTTATATTAACATCAACAGGTGCTTGTAATTGTGCAGATTGAAGTTTTTCATACCCTTTTACTGCTTCAATACCGACCCAAACATCAGCAACATTAACCCAATTAGAAGTAAAACCTCCCTGCCCGTCATTTGAAAGGATTTCTAATTGCAAAGTTGCTCGCTTATTCATTGCAGCAAAAATATTTTGACCGCATTTAGCCATAAACAACCCACTGTTTTAATATATTTTCACATGATACAGGCAATTCACAAATAATGCGTTCATCGTACATCTTTGAAACATACATTAAAATCGCAACTTTTAATGTTTGTGGAACGCTAGCAGCCAAGCCGTAACCTGCCACATATTCAACTTCAAAACTTGCATTTTCACGCAATATAACATTAGTAAAGCCACTATCAATAACCAACCTTGCATTAACAACATCAAGAAAATATTTAGCAGCATCAATTGTTGAAATTGCATTATCTAAATCGTAAATTTTTAGAGTTGTCACAGATTGGATAGGTCTATTCAATAAATCAATACAGAAATTATTATTATAAACATCGCTATAATCAGCAACTAATTTATAAGTTTGCGTTATTAATGCTCGTCTTGTGAATTTTTCAACGCCTTGTGTTGCAGCACCAATAAATAGATTTAATAAATCATCATCAGTTGTAAAATCAATTTTGCAATAGTTTTTTACTTCCGTAAGCGTTACAGGCAATTCCGCTGGTGATGTTGTTAAATTTACATTTATCATTTTTTATCTTTTTTTAATTTTGGCTCTATAACTTTTTTTTCTTTTGGTTCTATTGCCATAATCTCAATCCAATTATTTAATAAAGCAATTTCAGCAAGTGATTTATCTATATTAACTATTTCACCAACAATGAAAGAACGAATATTTACACCATTTTCGCTACCTGCGAAATTTTGAATTACTTTATACATAAAACCCCTTGAAATAAGGGGAGGGTACCCTCCCCCTATAAAACTAAACAGAAATATTTAGATTGCCTCTAATTAACACTGCTGAAATTGGAGTACCAGTTCCGTGAGTGCCAGAAAAATCAGCTAGCAACTTTAAATATCGCTTAGTACCAACATAATTAAACCTATAAACCGTTGCGGTAGCGTGAGTAGCAATAAAAGACCTAATAATACCAGTGATTACTGCCACCGCATCGTTACCAGTAATATCGGCTGTTACCACATCTGTATAAGTCACATCGTCATCTGAATGAGTTAGCTTAAAATCAATTTTATTCACACCAGAAAAAGTTATACCACCAACGCCAACACTCAATAGTATTGTTGCCGAGTTAGCACCCAATAAATCAATAGTAGTTGGCGTGTTGTCCGCTGCTAAAGTAGCAGCACCAATTACTGTAACTGGTGAAATTTCGCTTAAAAGTTCTCTTCTCATATTTTTTAATCCTTATGTAAGGGGAGGTGTTACCCTCCCCAGTTTTATTATACTGAAATTTTCAAAATCTTAATTGCTTCATGTGTTACAACTTCACCACCTACACGGCGAGTTGATATGAATTTTACAAGACCTTGTTGAGTGTAAGGGTCACGCAATACGCGTAAACCAACTCTATCAACAATCAAGTATGCTTTTTTGAAGTCACCATAAGCAACCGACAAAGCACCAGCAGCAATCGCAGGCATATCATCAGCAAACAATACAGGGCTACCATACATAGACATAGCAATCCCGTTGTTTTTATCATACATCATGTTGAAAATAGGACGGTTGTCGCCAGATATACCAGTTTTGGCTTTCATTAAAGCACCATAAGTTGAACGCTTCATTAGCCATTTTGCGTTTGGCTGGTAAACTTCTTTTAATGCGTTTTGAGTGTCAATTAAACCATTAACACCGCCCGAAGCATCTATAATAGAAGCAGCCGAACCACTGTTTATTTGCTGAACCTGTCCACGACCAGTGCCGTTAGCATAAGTCAAAATACCACGAGGGCGAGTAGTTAAATTGCCAGAAATAAAAGCGGTTGCTTCGGCTCTCGCAAATTTATCAGCTGTTTTGCCAGCTAGCCAGCTTTCAACATTTACGCTTGCATCATCAAGAAAATCTTGCGTAACTCTTACATTTGAATTCATGTTGCGAGCAAAAATCTGCGATTGATAAACAACAGCAGTCGCTTCATTTGAACCAGCTGGAATTTCACCGTCCCAAACCGCTCCAGCTTCATCATCATCACCGATAAACTCAAATTTATCACTTGAAATTGAAACAGTATCAGCAAGTTGACGCATTGGCGAACTTTCAAAAACCTTAGTTTTAATAATTCCACCAAAAGTAGGGATAACTAAAAAGCCACCATTCGCATTTGAATTAATACTCATGTCTTTTGTCAACATTTTAGAACTGAAAGTTGATTTATTATCATTGTTCTGACGAACGAAAGCAGCAAATTCTTTTGATATTGCGTCTTCATCTGAAACTTTACCAAAGGTCATTAATGAGCCTGCTTTTTCTAAATCAGAAATACGCTTTTCATCAGCAGCACTTTTTGCCTGTAATTTTTGAGATAATTCCATTGCATCACCAATAGATTTCTCTAAATTGTTTAATTTTTCAATATCCAAAGCATCAACTTTATCTTTGGTTTTAGTCATCATTTTTTGAAGTTCTGCAAAGTCATTCATTGCACCTTCAAATTTTGCTATAATATCAGTCATGTTTTTTTCCTATTAAATTATTAATGATTTCGCTGAATTTCTCAACGCACTTAGTTAAATCATCATCTTGCGAAACATCACGCATTGCAACACGATAGCCTTTTGAAATAATCGCCTTCGCTATATTTCTTGAATAACCTGCATCACACAGGAATTGTTCAAACTCACGCACATTTTGTGGAGCTTCTTTTAGTGATAATATTTTAGCTTTTTCATTGGCAGGGAATGTAACCAAACTAACTTCCCACAAATCCAATTCTTTTAAAAGCCTTGCATTATCCTTATACTCATAATCCACCACATCACAACCGATAGACATCTTATCTATAGCACCGATTGATATTAATTCTAAAACATCTTTGCCAAGAGTTGTGTTAGCAATAGTTCCTTCTATGTAAAGACCTTGCTCGTCCTCATATACTCTATTCCAAACCCCAACAACTTCAGCGGTTTTATGCTGGTATAGCATTTTAGGATTTTTAACTAAAATACTTTTAGCAAAAGCACCTTTAACAACAATATCATTGCTTAAATCAATATTGCCAAAAGTTGAAGCATAACCACTAACAGTTCTTTTTTCACCATCAGTTGATTTTATTGTTAAATCAAAAGTTTTTTCAATTTTCTTTTGCATATATCGCAATTCCACACCTACAGTTAATAACATTTTCAGCACTTGCCGACGGGTCACTTGGTCTATCCATTAAATCCCCGTCAACTTCAAATTTTTCATTTAACAAAATTACATTGCCACGCATTAAACGATGACTTTCCCTTGTGCGATTGTCATTTGTTGGAAGCCATTCTTTAACCAAAACAATTTCTAATTCTTTTTCAATCTCATTAGCAGTTTCCACAGTCGCATAAGTCGCCGCCGTATTAGTTTCAGTCCTAGCAATAGTCGCAGCACGAAAACCACTTAAACCAGTTAATTTACGAATATTAGAAGTTATAATATTACTGCCTAAGCCCTCGCTTAACCCTTGACTAATAATATTTTGAACATCGCTTCTAGCAGTATCACCAATAAGTTTAGATTTACTTAACGCTTCAGTTGAAGCCCACTCAAGTAAACGGCTGTAATATGTATATGATTTTTTAGTTAAATTTTTCGCCACTTTACCAGAAAATACTTTAATAGTCAATTCATAATGATTATATAGAATTTTACGCAAATTATTCTCATAATCAGCATAGATAAACGATTTATCATCAGGATAATTTTCTGAAAAATCTTTAATATATTTATTTCGTGATGCAATTAATTTTGGTCGCAATCTATTTTCCAACCTTCCAATATCGTAAATCCATGACTTCATAACGGTTCACTCAATCCGACATCACCTACTAAATCAAGCGGAAGTTTTGAACTATCCACAAGAATTATGTTACCATTAGGAACTTCACCTAACCCCATTGCAATGCGTTTTTCGTTGATAGTCATCACAGTTGATGTTTCAATTCTTTGTGCTTTTTGAGAACGCAAAGGCTCTAAAGCAATAATCATCTCTTCGTCATACCAAAAATATTGATTAGCAGGCAAAAGAAAACCCGACAAACTTGCCAGAACAGTTTGAAATAATGGCAAAATCGTATCAGTCCATAACGCAAGTTTTGCTTCAGCTAAATTTGCATAAGTACTATCGCCTTGAATACCTAATAATACGGGTGGGACGCCATAAACCAAAGCAATATCTTTTGCAGCCTTATTCATGGAGTTTAGAAAATCCATATCCTTTGCATTCGTGCCAAGTGCTTTCCAGTCCAAGCCGTTATCCAATAACAAGAATTTACTAGCTTTTTTAGAACCTGAATTGCGTTCAATTTGAGATTTTAATTGCTCTCTTTGTTCTGCTGATAATGACATGTTAGGGGGAGTGGTCAAAATACCGTCTGGGCGAGTTCCATTTTTTAATAAACCTAAATTCCACTGCGAACCATGATTGATAATATCAATAGAAACTGAACAGGCGTCCATTGGTGATTTGCCGATAAATTTACTTTTCGGATTGAATAATTTTATATGTAATATATCACTTTTGCCAGTAGTTTGATTTACTTTTACATCAAAAGAACCATTCTTTTGCTGTATCAGATATTCAAGTGGGAAAATATCACCTTTAATTAAACTTATAGCATCAGGCGGTATTACTGTTAAAGTTTTAGGTAACTTCTCACTATCCTTACCGTATATATAAGCGTTGCCATTTATTAATAAATTTAAAATAATTTCATTAATAAAATCATCACGGGTTTTGAGTGGGCTTGGATTATTTAATAAATCTAAAACAGGCGATTTTTCTATCTCATTATCACCTTCAAACAACTTAATATCAATTGAAGCAATACAATTTGCTATGCGATTAATACATGAATAAACTATCGGATTATAGCTATAACCTTCATTTACTTGAACGGTGTAATTACTATCATAAGCATAATTACTTAGTGATAACGCTGTAATTGGCAACTGTAAAGATTTTTCAACTTTTTTCTTAAAAAAATCAAACATTAAAAACTTTCAAAAGTTATTGTAACATCTTTTGTTACAATCATAGTTGTTATAGCATCGCATAAAGGGTCTATCTGGTCATCGTGTGCATGTGTATTATCACCTGTGAACGCTTCACATTCACTTATAAAATCGCTTAAATATGGCTTTTTGTCAAGTAAAACTACAAAACCGCTTTCAATATAGCTAATTACATCTAAAACCCGTGTAGTTTTATCTATATTTCGCTGAATTGCTTTTACAGGGATTAATGCAGATTGTTTAATATCTTGAATTAAACCAGTACCAGACGCCTTGTCTTCTATATTCAAATCTCTTAAAGTTCCAATATCAGTTTCAGCTAATTGTTTTATCCAAAAATCAATACAGTTTCTTTTTAATTGCGGAGCTTCCCACTTGCCTCTTATCTGGTCAATAAGATATATTTTTTTATCTTCACCATAACCCCAGCACTGAAAAACACTAAAATCGTTATGCTCTTTCGTTTTTTGTGCAGTATCGCCGAAAATTTTTCTGTAAAGCATTTTAGGCAACACATCAACACGCTTGAACCATTCACCTTTTATAATTTCGCCGCCTTGTATAATTGGATTTTGCTGATAAAGACTTTCAAAACTAGAAGTTGACATTGATTGTTTGCGTCTCATGATAAAGTCTAAACTTTTGTGTTCAGGAAACAAAACATCACCAATATTACGGTTTTTTTCTTGTTTTACCGCCATTGCAGGATAGTTTAACAACCTTACCTCTTTACCGATATCACTTGCTAAAAGTCTGCCTATTGGGTCGTCCAAATGCCACCTTGTTAAAATACATAACAACCCAGCATTTTCAGAAAACCTTGTAAAAAAATCATCAGTAAACCAATCCCAAGTTTTGTCACGAACAGTTAAACTACCTGCCTGTTCCCTTCCCTTAATAGGGTCGTCCACTATACCCAAATCTAAACATTCACCAGTTATACTACCTCTTACTGTGGTATTTCTAAAAAACCCTTCTTTGTTGTTATATTCTAACAATTCCCTATTGCGTGAGTAATCGTTGTCATTACCGCTTTTTTGGTTTATTTTAGTATCAGGGAATATCTTTTTATAAATTTCATTATCATAAATCCGCTGCAATCTTAAATTCGCACGAACACCTAAGCGTTCTGAAAATGATGTATATATTATTTTGTTGTCAGGATTTAAACCCGTCAACCAAGCGATAAAATCAATAACCTGATAACTTTTACCATGTTGAGGGGGAGCGGTTATAACCAACATAGGCTTTTTATCAGATTGCAAATCATAATAGAATTGTTGCAATGCGTAGGCAATCTCTTTTTGCCACCAGCCTTTTATCATCTTTGGATTAATATATTGCCTGAACGCCCAGAATGATTGCCTTGCTTGTGCTATCGCTATTTGTTCTAATAAATTCAAATCACTCTTCAAATATTGCACTTGGTAAGCCTCGTTTTTCAGCTTCAGCTTTTAATTCTTCTATTGTAAAATCAACTTTAACATTTTCAATTCTGCCACTATGGTTAATTTCATTTTTGTCACACCACCCAAAACGATTTTTCATATTCATATACCAGAGAGTCGATGAGAAATCTTTGTCCTTGAGATTAATCCTTCCACTTCTTACCCACCATGACTCCGACTTTGCACGCCCTCTTTTTATGGTCTCAGAAAATAATGACTCTCTATTAATTAAAGATGTAAAAGTTTCGTGGCATATATCCAAGTAATCAGCGTAAAACTCTATATCGCTACCGCCTTCAGAATAATGAATTAATGCCGCCTCTTGCCAATCAGCAGGAAGGTCTTTTAATTGGATTGGTGGACGCCCTGCTTTTTTATTTATCATATTAAAAACTCATTACGAATAACAGCCAAGCAACCAAACATATACTTGAAAGCCCGACTAGCTTTAATAAAACCTTACCGCCGTTTTTCATACTTAAAACAACCGCAAATAATAAAAATATTATAATGTAAATCATTATACCATTGTAATATAATATATATTATAAGTCAACAATCTTATAATTTCCTATTTTTTAATCACCTCATTATACTTATCCACATTTATTTATCAGATAATATACTACAATATAAGATAATAGCTGACATTATCTTATATTGTAGTATATTGGTTCTTAAGAGAGGCAATTAAGCGTCTAAATAAATAAAAGGAGAATAAAAAAATGACACAAGAAAACAAAACACAAAAAATAAGTTTTTTAATAGAACCAATCGTACATCAAAAAATATTAGAAATTGCACGACTTGAAAGTCGTACTTTAAGCTCAGTTGTACAAATGGCAATTAATGACAAAATTAACAATTATGAAAGCAATAAAAAATGACAGCACTATCACAATATATAAATTTAATTAACGAATTAAGCGAAAAATTAGACCGTTTAAAAAACGCTTGCGATAATCATTTCAATACTAACCCAGATAATATTACTTATGCTGATTTATCTGAAATTAGCAATATTGATTACAAAATTAAACTAATTTGCGACCAAGTTTTCAAAGAAGGAGAATACAAGTGACTGAAATCTTAATTTATAAAAACGGTATTTTGTCCGCAATTAAAAATAAAAATTTTATTGGTTATGAAATATATAATTGTTGTGGTTGTTTTGTTATCGCATTACCAAAACAACAAGCAGCATAACAAAAAATAATTAAGGAATTAAAAACAGGGAGTAAAAATAATGTCAGTTTTTCAAAACTTAGTAAATAAATTATCTGAAAATAAAATCAGAAATGCAACGCAAAAAATTATAGATGTTAAATTGCAAAAACTTAACACGTTAATACTTTTTAAAACTGCTCATTATTCAGGGGCGTTAAGAAAAGAGAATTTTGCCTGTAAAAGCAAAAACATGTTTACATTTAGTTATTTATTAAAAAATGCTGAATATGCGTTATCATTAACAAATTACCCATTATATAATTAGAAAGCATTTACAATGTTAATCAACAGCAAATTAACAACAATTATTAAAACTACAATAATTTACATATTATTGTTAAGTTTAACAGCCAACTACTTTTTTTGCAACTACAATATCACATTATCACCAATTGAAAGGGAAGTGGAAACACCAAAGAAAACTGCAAAATATGATGCCAGCGAGGGCTGGGACGCTATTTATGCAAGTATTGAAAAAGCAGAAAAGAGTAAAAAATAACAAACCACATAAGGATTTTTTAAAATGGATAAAATATTACTTTTTATGATGCTGGCGTTTTACGCACTAATACCAATTTTGTATTTTGCGGGGCAGATATGATAACATTTTTAACGGCTATATTGGTTATATATTTTGCGATTATAACAATAATTTACAAAAACTTTAAATGAATAAATCCAAACTAAAACTTCAATTAGCATTAACCGCAATAGCTTTGTGCATAATTCATAAAGTTATTGCGGTTTTTTTGCTATAGTGTTTATTCTTGTTTTAACGCATATTTTAAGCGTTGTTTTATTTTTGGCTATTTTATTAATTGCAACTGATGCCTGAGATAAACAACTCTTTCTTCAGCAATTCGCCTCATTGCTAATTTCTTTTTTATCCTTTTTCGTAATGAACTTCCCAGTTCTTCAATCTCCTCTATATCCCACTCAACTGCACCTCTCATTAAATAATATTTTTTGTTGTATTTATTAATTAAATATTCAATTCTTTGTGAAAAATCATAAAACATATTACCCCCGAGCGTACTATTACATTCCTTGCACGAATAAACATACTCTCTTCCACGGAATATTCTTGTTTCAGAAAAATTTGAATATTGATGCGGGTAAACATGGTCACGATGATTGCCATATTGCCCACAATAACAACAAGTTTCTTTTACTTGCGAGTGATAGCGATATTTACATATATCTTTGCAAAATATTTGCCATTCCCTAGTTGTCTTAAAAATATCTTTGCAAAATTTACAACTTCTATTTCTTTGCTGAAACATAAAACCCCCTTAAAATGCGTACAAGAAAAATATCACGCATTAAGCACCTTGTCAATATTTATACCGATTAGCATAGCTAGAAACGCAACTAATCTATTTTAACAGTGTATATTTACATTATTTTAAGCGTGCTTTGTGTTTTGGCTACCAGTTATCATTTTAACCGCTTCACGCTACCCATTTGCTATTTCTAGCGTGAATTACTAGTGATAAAACCCATTTTTATTAACCATGCCCGGTTTTTGTCTTTTTGTTCGGGTGAAATTGCGTAATTTTGTCCTATGATTTTCAAAATATCAAATGGAGTAGGCATTACAGAACTGGTTTTAATCCATTCAATAAACGCTTTCTCAATTTCGTTTATATCGTGGTCTTCCAATGCTAAAATAAACATTTGCACAATATCGCTTAATGCTTCCTCTTTTTTTCCGTAAACATTCAAAACATTAAAGCATTGCATAATTATTTTGCTAACCTGCTTTTTTTCAATAGACGCCAATTTCACGGAGTGCTTGCTCGGCAATTTGCTCAAGTCTTGATTGCTTTGTTTGGTTATTGCTTGCATTGTTGTTTCCTTTTTGTTGTTTGAGTTCATAAAAATCTTGGTAATTGCTGCAAATTGATTGTTCTAAAATTTCAGCAATATCATGTCCAGATGTATAAAATTTTGCTAGTTTACCAATCAAAAGCTCTTTTGCTTTATCAGTTGGCGTTTTCTTTATTGACTTTCGCATTGCCAAGAAATCATTCCATAAATCCAGTGGTATAAAATCAGGAATTTCAATTTCA